AATGTATCCATAGCTTCTGCACCCTCTAAACCAGCAGATGTTATAAAAAACAAAGCATCAGCAGCAGCAGTTGCACTTTGTCCAGTGTCTTTAGCCATCTGCATAACACCTTCTCGCATTTTATCAACTTCCTCTGCTGATAATCCTACTAATGCTTGTATTTTAGTCATAGACTCATCAAAAGACATTGCCATTTTTACAGCAGCACCACCAGCTAATGATAATGGTAATGTTACATTTCTTGTTAATGAACTTCCGATAGTTTTTAGTCTATCACTAAATTTATTTACCCTGCCCTGTGCTTTATTTAAAGCACTTACTAATTGAGAAGTATCTCCTTTTAAAAAAACCTGTAAAATTGAATCTTGATTTGCCATACTACAAAAATACTATTTTATTTATTAAATTTTTCTTTGACTTTTTCCTCAAATTGTTTCATTTGTTCGTATGTTGATTTTGGCATTACATTTTTGCCCACTTTGTCTTGTGGTAATTCAAATAAATCTATAGGTTTTATCATTTGAGATTTCTTTTGACAATTTACATTATATAACATTGTAGCTATAAAACGATTTTGTTCCCAAGAAAGATTTAAATTAATTACATACGCTTCGGAAAGTAATTTGTTTTCTTTGAAAGTATTTACCCAAAATTCATTGGGATTTATTCCAACATAACCAATATAGAAATCAGTTATATCTTCCCAAGTTATTTTTTTTTTGTGTCTGTGGGATTATTTTTAGGATTTCTTTCTAATCCTTGATTTAAGTCATTACCAAGAATTCTTGATTCAGTCATAGCTTGAACAATTTCTTCTATTTTACTTGCATCAACATCTTCAAGCCAATTACCTACATCAAATATATCGTAATCAATTTTATTTTTTTCTTCTTGGTCGTATGCTAAAATAGCGCTGTAAAATAACGCTCTTAAAGTGATTAGCGATATACCTTTTGCAAATATATCGCCAATTTCATCTAAACTAATTCCTAGTTCTTCTGTAAAATTCGCCCAAAAATTCATTGAAAAATGTAATGTGCGACTTTTACCACCTATGTCAAAGGTATAATAACCTCTTTTTTTATTCATTAACTAATTATTAGTTCACGCTTGTTGTAACAGCACCAGTAATTTGGATTGTTCCACTATAGGTTGTTGCAGTTTCTGCTTCACCAGTTATTTCTACTGATGTAACAAACCCCTCCCCCGTATAAACTGTATCTCCGGTAGCTGCGGTTCCAAATGAAAAATCAACTTTAGTTCTACCTAATAAATATCCAGCTAACTCATCTCCACCAGCTGAATCTGTATAATCTATTAAACCATCGAAAGATATTTCTCCACTTCTTACAGCTGGAATTATTTCTGAATATCCTCCAGAGTCTTTTGTTGTAACATCTGAAACATCATTTGAAAAAGATATTGAACAGCTTGTTGTATGAGCTACTGTAGCTAATGTTCCTCCATCAGCGATTACTTTTAATAATAAATTAGTTCCGTTAAAAATTGTACTTGCCATCTCTTATAATTTTATATAACAAATATAGTTAAATTTTAAATAATAGTTTTTGAATAATTTTATTCCACCAAGTTTTAAAATTCATTTTCATTTTTTCTAGCCAATCGGCAATTTTTCTAAATATTTTAATCATTGTTTTTTCCTTTTAATAATTGAATTGTTTTGATTATAGTATAAACTAATGTGGCAAATATAAGCAATGTTTGTAAACCCATATTTATTTCAGCTATTGTAATTATTAAAACGCTGAATCCTAAAATAGTAGGTTCAAAACCATTCATTATTTCTTATATTTATTTATTACTTTTTGAATGCTATCTAATGAAACAGTTATTTTCATAGTTAATCCAGCTTCAAATCTAGCTATGGGCTTGTTTTCAAAATATAGTACGATTGTAGGAACGCTTTTTATAGACCTTTTTAAATTATCGCTTTGGTCCTCTACATAAGCATATTGAACTTTAGTATTTTTTAATCTTTCTAATCTATTAAAACTATTACTTTCATTCCATTTATAATTAAAATGAACAGTAGTTACTTCTTGTCCATAAGTAAAACAGCTTAACAATAATGCTAATATTAAAATTCTCATCTTTTGTCTTTTATAATTTCAAATAATTTTTCGTCAATATCTTCAAGCTTTTCTCCATTTTCTTGAACTTTTTCTTGTGTATTAATGATAGTTTCACGAATCAATTGGTCTTTCAAATCATATTCTGTTCTTGAAACTTCAGGTTCTGGCAATTCCTTAGCGAGTTCTATTTCTCCTTGAAGCGAATACCACATACCAGTAACAGTTACAATTACCATTCCAATTGTAATCATATTTTCAACACTTATGTTGAATTTCTTTTTCTTTATTTCTTCTAAATCTAAATCCGCCATTAATTTATATTTTTTAATTAGTTAATTATTATACATAGTTATATGCATAGGCACTAAATGAACCTGAACCACTTTGACTCACTTCTCTTTTAGCTCTACCTCCACTACAATATTGAGTCCCTACATTCGGCCAGTTATCCCAATCTACACCACTAGAAGAATATCCAGTTAATGTTCTTCTACTTGAAGCAGTACCAGCAGGTAAACTATACCAAGAATGACCACTTTCAGTTTGACCACCATATCCTGATAAACAACCACCTATACTTCCACTCATATTTGACCTATTTTCTACTGTATTTCCATCTGTTCTCCAAGCCCAATACCTAGTAACATTAGGAATTGATGAATAACTTTCCCAAGCAGCATTTCCACTATGAGTCATTGACCTAGAATAACCACCACTTAATCCACTCCAACCATAATAAACATGATTATATGATGACCCACAGCTACCACTTATAGTTCCATTACAACCTGTATTACCAGAACCTGCTAATTCAGAACCATTTAAATTTTGTGCAGAACCCCACCCAGTAGAATAGCTAACTGCTGCTAATGTTTGTTGTGTTTTTACAGAAGCACTAGCTAGAACTGTACCATCTAATTGTCTAACTGCTGTCCATATATAATATGTAGTTCCACCACTTAATCCAGTTTTTGTATAATCAAAATTAATTGTTGATGATGAGCCATTTGTATTTCCATCGTGAATAAAAGTATTACTAGTCATAGTCGCACTTGTTCCAAAATACCAACCATATTGTAAATTACCACCATCTGGAGATTGCATAGTTCCGTGTAATTTCATATTTGTATCATAAACATTTGAAGTAGTAGCTTGTGAAACAGTCGGAGTTGTAAATGCACCTGTTGATTGTGATACTGTTGCACCTCTACCCTCACCCTCTGAATTGATTGCATAAGCTGTAATATAATAAGTTGTACTATGACCTAAACCTGTAACAGCTTCACTAAACGCACCAGTTCCTGTTCCTAAACTACTTCTTTTTGTATTATTAGAATAATCCGAGTCAGTTCCAAAATAAAACCCTTTAGATGTAATTGAAGCGCCACCATCTGCAGTAGCATTACCATTTAAAGTCATACCACTAGAACTAACACTTGAAGCTGAATCTGTTTGAACAGTAGGTGCAGACACCATTGAAAAACTGTAAAATTCAGACATTGTATCAGGCTCGGTAAAGCCTGCAGTATTAGATAATGCACCTAACGAAACATCTGTTCCAGTGTCATCTCCGTTAACTTCTAAAGCTATATCTCCTCTTAATTGTAAAGGTCCACTCGCTGGTACTGGCATACTAAATAATTTTAATCGTTAACTAATTCTTCAAATCCTTTTTTTGCTTTTATCCAATCATAAGCATACTCAATTAGGTTTTTACCACCTAAATACAAATCATCTATAATTATCCATTGTTCTTCATCTATTTCGTGTAATGGTTTATGAAATTTGTCTTGTCTTAATTCTGCAGAATCATAAATACAATATCTAATATTTAATTTATATCCATTTTTTGTATTACCTCTTTCTGTAGTTTCAATCTCACCAATTATTTCACCAGTTTCATCATCAACTTCTTCAACAATTCTATCATAATCATCTAAATGAATAGCTGCCATTTTAACTAATACATAAGCATTCTCGATAACTTCACCACTTTTTTCAATATAAGGGTAGTATGTAATAGTTTCTTCAGTTCCATCTGGTCTAACTGAATTTTCGGTTTGTGGGTTATCTGTATCTTTAACCCACTCATATAAAGTAATTTTTCCAACTAAAGCCATAATTAATCTTTTTTACAATTCTCAATATCACATTGACATTTGTCTAATCTATCAGACAATTCTTTTACTGACTCAATTAATAAACCAATTAATCCGTTATAATCTACCGTTTTAAATGTGTCAGTTCCATCTAAAGTTTTTTGTTCTTGAATTATTGATGGCATAACTTTTTCTACATCTTGCGCTATAATACCACCACTCTTTCTATCATTTGATTTATATTGAAATGTTACTCCTTTTAAAGCTTTTACTTTTTCTAAAGCATTATCAATTTTTTCAATGTTATTTTTTAATTTTTCATCAGAAGAAATTACTGTTGAATATGCGACAACATCTCCTTCAACTTGTAATGTTCCTGTATCTTGTAATCTCATATCTTCAGAACCATCAATAAAGAAACTAATCTTATCAGTTAAAACTGTAATATAATCGTTAGTATCTAATCCTATTTGAGAAACTAAACCTCTTGAATCTAATGAAGCACCATAGCTAATAGTATTACCCATTCCACTATGAGCAGAACAGTATGTGTATAATGTAGCTGTATCTTGCTCTATTGTTATTTGTGTATATGCGCCTGCTTGTCCAGGTGTTCCGACTGGTGTTACAAGAGTTGTATAATTTGCACCACCTCCGTGAGTTCCATCAGCTGTTGTAGAAAATAATAATGGGTGTGTTGCATTTGAAGCATCGCTCTGGTCAAAACGATATGTTTGACCTTTCGACAATGTTATTGCTTGATAACCACCATCATAATAAAATTTATTACCTCCTGAATTAACAACAGTAACAGCAATATTAGAATATACAATATTTGTTGTATTATTTATTTGAATATTATCAACCATTCCAGTATTTAAAACACTTGAAGATGTTGAACCTAAAATTGTTCCTACTGCTGCTGATGAAATATTTCCAGATGTATCTACACTAATACCAATTGAATTACCAGCACCATCTGATAATAATTGTAATGTTCCATCTGCTTGTCCGTTATCATTAAATTTTATTAACGAATCATATGTATCTTTTATTTTTTGTCCTGTTAATGTTGCCATTTTTTTTTAATTTAATTATTGTGCTTTATCCCAATCAGTTGCTTCAGCTTCCCAGTTTACAAACCACTCATTCCAATATTTCTCAATGTGTGATTTAACTTTCTGAACCCAACTTGTTAAGCTATTACCTAATCCAATCATTGTAAATATGCTATAATTTTACCACTATCAACAGTTATTGCTGTTAGATTACCGTAAATAATCATTCCAGCTTCTATACTCAAATTAGTCACTGTTGTATCTCCAGCACCTGCTGAACTTGTAAAATCTATTTGAGCATCTGAAACAACTTGAATTGAAACAAAATTTTCTCCACCAGCAGATGTTTCTCCAGCTGATAAAATTCTCATTCCTTTAAATCCAAAACTTGCTTTATTATAATCTTCGTTGTAAAATAAATTTGTTGCCATATCTAATATAATTATATCTATTTGTAATATTTACTACAAAAATAGTAAATTAATTTATTATCGTTTTCTTCCTTGACCACGATATTTTTTTTTATAACCATTTTGACCTTTTGAAGCATTTTTTGAATGTACACCTGGTCACCTTTTTTTTGGTTTTTCTACATAGCTAAAAAATACTTTCCTAGCCATT